CTCAACAAAACCGTCAAAATCCGTAGCTGATATGGCTACTGGCAAATCCTCAATTCTTACTGGTAATGAAGGATAAACTCCAATAAGACTATTTCGCAAACTATCGGTCATAGTACTATTAGATAACTCAATGGCTACGCTTGTTACGTTTTTGTATGGTAATTTTTGTAATGCCAGATAACTAGCTGCTTGAGCAGCAGCTTGTGCTTGTTGGAATAATTGAGTAGTAATAGAAGCTGCTGCAATACCATAGTCAATAATTGAATCGTTATCTTGCGCTGTTTCTGTGCCACTTGCATAAGTCAAACTAACCTGGTTAATAATATCGTTAATGCTTTCAGTTGCCTGTAAATTACTGGCAAGTATTATGTTTTTTGGTAACTGTAAAAAACCAAACTCACCTACATAATTTATGCGGCTGTCTGAGTCATTGTAATAAATACGTCCATCGCCACGATCGTGCAAAAATCCTAAACCGCTAGATGCAGCTTGTTGAGCCAAACTTAATGCATTGGTTGTACCGCTAGAATAGGCTGCCAATTCATAGTTACCAGGTTGATCTATTGTGCCAACATAAGGGTCAATAGTTGCCCAAGTTAAAGTAGGATCTTGAACGTTCCAAGCTGTATTAGGTAAATAATCGTCCCAAGTGTAAGTCAAAGCATCGTAAAGTATGTTTTCAATTCTTGTGCCGTCATACTCTTGGGCATAACCAGTAGTACCAGCTAAAGCTCTTGCTGCTTTGTGAGATCCACCACTTGCGGTAATCGTACTAATAACTGTATTACCGACTGATCCATAAGCCTCTATTGCTGTAACAATATCAGTAACCCAACCTGTAAATATGGTTGAATAAGTATTATTGGCTAAAGGTAATTTAACTTCAATTTTGTCGGTTAATTCTATTGTTGGTGCTGCACCATTGTAAGTAACTAATTGGATAATACCGTAACTAGGTCTAGGCTGGTTAAATATCTCATTACGACCAAGGGTTGCAGTTGCGTTTTCTAGTGTTGAATTAGTTACCTCAACACCGTTTATGTACGCTTTTGGATTGCTATTGTAACTTGTCATACCGCGACTGCTCTTGATAGTCCGTCAAAAGTTCCACCGCGTTGTGCTGATGAATTAAAAGCATTGTCAATAGCTCTAGTAAATCCTTCTTGGTCAATTATGCTAGGTGCATTTACGTTGATCGTTACATTAGGTTGAGTGCCACCTAATTCGCTAACACGCTTAAAACCAAGTATGTCAAATATCTGTTGCTCTTTAATTTGCTCGCCAACTGTAATGGCTTGGCGCTCAGGATCTTTAAGAAATCTATTGTAAATAGCAGATTCGGCTGCTGTAAGATTCTTGCTAAATTGTGGTACTAAGAAATCACCTGTTTGTATGTATTCACGACCATTGAGTATGACCTTACCGCCAGTACCAGGCAATATCTGACCTTGACTTCTACCAGCTCCACCTTCAAGCGTACTAACGCTTAATCCTGCTTTACTGCCACCACCTGTAAATATGTCGCCAATAGCATTACCAAGCGAGCCTAACGGTGAGTTTTTTATGGCATTACCTAATCTAGCAAACAATTGGATTAGATCGCCTATCTTGTCAATTAAGAAGGTAACTGTATTAACTATGCCCCTAAAAGCTGCACCCAATACATCAACTAATATTGGTGCTACTGTACCCTTAACAAAGTTAGCCAAAGATTTGAGCAGGTCAATTAGTGGACGATATTCGTCAGCGTTTTCTCTAACTGCTGTGCTGATCTTTTCGTAAGCAGACCGCAAAGTATTTAAGATTGGTGTCAAAAAATCTTTAATAGTTGTGCCTAAACTTGAAGTATCTTTGCCAAAGCGATCAAAGATTGGCACTAAATATGCGTTAATAAAGTCAAACAAACGAGTTAAGATTGGCAATAGTGCAGCCCCTACTGATTCTTTAGCTTCATCAAAGGCAACCTGTAACCTGGCTGTTTTGCCTGCAAAGGTGTCGGCTGCGTCAGCAGCAGCACCCTCAAAGGTATTGGCTAGTTGCTTGGTTATGTCGTCAAAGTCCATAGTCTTTAATTGTGCAGCTGAGATACCAACACCTAATTTACCTAGAGCTGTGTTTTGACCCTCAAAGGATTTAGATAGAGCGTTAGTGACAGATTCCAGACTCTTACCGCTACCGCGACTAATATCTAATGCAAGGTTTAATAATTTTTGTGACTGATCTACGTTCTTAGTTGATCTAGTCAAACGATCTAACGCTGGACGTAATTCATCATCAGCCACACCAGTAGCAAGTGAGGTTTTTAATATCTGTTCCTCAACGGCTGCTATCTGATCTTTAGTAGCGCCAGTAACACGCTCTAACGATCCTGCTAACTTGACTTGGGCTTGTTCGTCCTCGATAGCAGCCTTCACGCCGTCTACGGCTAATTTGACGCCATAAGCTGCAACGGCAGCACCCGCAAGCGCAGCTGCTTTACCAACCGCTGCAAACGCACCACCGATACGGCTACTGCTTTTCTCGGTTTCATCTTGGGCTTTGTTTAAACCTTTAACAAGATCTGCTGTATCAGCAAGGATAGATAATTTAAGAGTACGATTGCCAGCCATTAGTATTTATCCGTAATCTGCTTAAAGCCCTTTTCCCACTTTTCAATGAGTTCAGGCTGTTCTTTTCTTAACGTTGGGTAGATAAAATAGCCAGCATTACCACGACCTTTGTTTGGCGATCTGCCAGGGAATTGTTTGTAGCGCCTAGATCCAAACTCTAAGCCGTAAAGTATGTCGGTAGTATTACCACCACCACTTAACTTTTGACTAGCAAAGCCATACTTAAACTCACCGATTTTGCTGGACTTAGCAATACGAACACCGTCAGCAACTTTGATAGATCCTTTAGGATATTTATTATTGCGTCTAGCAGCAGACTTAATTTGATCAGCAGCATATTCAGCCAACTCAGCAGATAACTTCTTAGATTGCTCTACTGCTTGCTCGTCCATAGCTTTAAAGGATTTAAGGATTTGGCGTAGGTCGGCTTTGTCATACTCGACTTTAACGTCTGCCATTACGCTCCTTAATTATCTCTAGTGCCGTAGCAATATCCTCTGCCGTATCCCAATACTGCATAGGGATCTGTGTTGCGATAGCTAGTTCGACTATTAGTCGGCTGAGGCTACCGCTTGGGTGGGGTTTATCGCTGTTTCCTCTATCTCAATATCTGCAACCAAGTTACACCAATTATCCAGGCTGATCTGTGCCTTGTTTGGATTCTCGCGCTTCATAGCGTGATAAGCCAAGAACATAAGATCGCTAATACCTAGTGAAGGATCTTTGCTGATCTTTTGGTTAGTTTCTAATTCCCACTTGCGCCACTCAGGCGGCTGTGCTGTGTATGTAGCCTGGTCGCCTGCGTTTGTAGTTATCTTGATATTTAGTTTCATTTGTTCCCCCGATTGTGTTAATTAAAACGTTTCTGCTGGTACGCCGATAACCTGGAAGGTGTAGCTAACAGTCTGTGCATCCACTCCTGATCCACCTGCTGTTGGCCAGTTAGGTAGGATTTGGAAAGCAAAAGCAGCACCAGTTGCAGCTGTGAAGGCTACGTTAATTCCAGAGTCAGGTGCAGTTTCTGTTGCGTTCCAGATACCTTCGCAAAGTGATCCAGTTACGCCCCAGTCTGCCAACATATCAACGGTAAAAATAAAGTCGTTATCCACAACCTTGTATGCTTTGCCGTCTAGTGTTTGGTATGTCTGACGATCTGTTGTGCCAGTTAATACTGCGTTTGTTGCTTGTGCGTCGTATGAGTTTCCACCAATAGTGAAGGACACATCTCTGCCTGTTATTACTGTTGTTGCCATATTTGTTCCTAGTTTGTGTAGTAGGTTGATACATTAAAATCAGCAACGAGTAAATCACTCGCACCGACTTGCGTAATTGACGGGCGATCTACTGCCCCAACTACATAATTAGCAGGCAGAGCTGCTAAGACCGATAGTAGCAGCGTTTCTAAGTTGTCTAGCGCTGCTTCGTTGCTGTAATAACTAACTGCAACGGTAATAGTAAAATTTAGTTTGCACCTAATTGTAGATTTGCTTATTGTCTCGAACTCAATGTATGGCGAGTCAGGCACGATAACTATTGCAGGTGGTATTACCGACTCAGGTACAGAATTGTAAACGTTAGCGGCAATACCGCTTAAAGCTGTTTCTAGAGCAGTACGAGTGGCACTTATTGGCATAGCGACTCGACATCAATGAACGGCGCAAGTAGAGCCTGGACACGATTGACGAGGCTTCTGCCCATACGGTACGGAGTTGGTGCAAAGTCCACGCCCTCTA